AAGAATGGAAGGGTTATATTGAAGATCGAAGACCAGGATCAAATGCCGATCCTTATAAGATCATACGTGAGATTGTTAAATCACTTGAGTTTACAGAACAAATATATAATACAAAACATATGATGACATCATTTGTTGATATAGATGGTCTTAATGGTAAATACGGAACAATGTCCAACGATGAGTTATTAAAAGAATATAGAGAAGAAGAATAATGGATAATGAATGTGTATGTGGAGGAACCGGACTTTGTCAGTGTCCACCGATAAAAATAGAACAAGTTAATCACCCTAACCATTATGGGGGAGAAAATAATGAATACGAGGCAATCAAGGTGATTGATGCTTGGGATTTAGGATTTAGTTTAGGAAATACAGTAAAATATATTAGTCGTGCAGGAAAAAAAGGAAAATACAACGAACTCGAGGATCTCAGAAAAGCCCTATGGTATCTCGAACACCACATCAAAAAAATTGAAGAAAAAAACAGGTTTTAGTAAAGAAATCTCAGTTTTAGACGCAATCACAACACCAAATGAATTACTACGAGAAACTCTCATAAATTTTATGTGGGGGTTTCTTGGAAACTCTATTGTTGTGTTTGTAGCAAAGGAACTGGACTTTTTAGTTTTAATAAACTATATTGTTTATTACGTTCTAATTTCGTATATTGTAAATAGGAAAAAGTATGACACAATTTTAGGTAAGTTTATAGTTCTTCCTGGATCAGCGGCAGCAGGAGCATTCGCAGGGTATAAATTAGCACAGATAATTACAGAAATAGTTTAAATAAGATGATAGAAACAGGAAAAATAATAAATGGGGATTGTATTGAGGTAATGAAAACTTTACCTGAAGGTAGTGTTGATTTGGTTGTGACATCACCACCATATAATTGCGGGATTAATTATGATACCCATATCGATACTTTACCTATGGATGATTATTGGGGGTGGACAAAAGAATGGTTAGAAGAGGCTTACCGATTACTTAAAGATGATGGTAGAGTATCAATTAATATACCTTACGAAACAAATGTTCAAGGCAGAGGTGGAAGAGTATTTTTTGTTTCAGAATTTTATCAGGTAATGAAACAGGTTGGTTTTAAATTCTTTGGTATTGTTGATCTTGAGGAAGAATCACCACACAGAAGTAAGACAACAGCTTGGGGTTCTTGGATGAGTCCGTCTAGTCCTTATATTTATAACCCTAAAGAGTGTGTAATATTGGCTTATAAAAAACAACACATTAAAAAAATTAAAGGAGAACCACAATGGAAGGGAACACCTACTGAAATTGAACAGGAGGATGGGACTATAAAAAAGAAAGTGGTGTATGAGGAGAAGGATAAGAAAGAGTTTATGGAACTTGTGTTTGGTCAGTGGAATTATTTTGCAGATACTAAATCATTAACCAAGGCGACATTTAGTTTAGATATACCTTCAAAAGCAATTAAGATATTGTCATACAAAAATGATGTGGTTTTGGATCCATTTGCTGGATCAGGAACTAGTATGGTAGCGGCAGAGATTTTAGATCGTCGTTGGTTAGGTGTTGAATTGTCTGAAAATTATTGTGACGTTGCGAGAAAACGAGTTCAATCATTTGTTGATGATAAAAAACAATTAAATTTTGATTTATAGTATTTTTTATTTAAACTCTATAAAATCACCATCATTTATATTATATTTCTCACAAGTTCCACCTGGTAATTCTAAAACCAAATCACCATAACCTTCATAACTTGGACATTCTTCTGTTTTACAGGGCTTACATTGGTGTTGTATCACGTTAATTTTGTTTTCATCAATAAATATAATATCTAAAGAGACCAAACAATTTTTCATCCAAAAAGAATGAGGACCTTTATCCATAAAAAATAACATACCGTCAAAACTACCGTCAAATTTTTTTCTCATCATGCCTTGTTGAATATCTTTTGATGTAAACAATGGTATTACTTTAAAAATGTTGTTATTTATAACTACGTTCATATTTATAAATATCTATGATTAAATTTAAAAAATGGGCCGGAGTTATTCTTAGAAATAAAGATGAAGTTTTACTTTGTAAAAGATCGCCAAAAAAACCATTACCAAATACTTGGTCCATACCATCTGGTAAAATAGAAGATGGTGAATCACCAGGACAAGCGGCCATTAGAGAATTTTATGAAGAGACAAATATTGAATTGAGCACAAAAATAGATTTTGTTGGGTTTATAAATAAATTAAAAGAAGATGGAACAAAAAAAGGGCATATGTTTGTTTTTTATATAGAAAGTAAAACAAAGATGGAACCTGATTTAGAAAATGCTAAAGACGGATTTGAACATACTGAGTGTAAATATTTTAATAAAGAAAACCTACCTCAACAAAAAAATAATGAAGAACTAATGGATTTATTAAAAAAAATTTTAAAATAGTTTTTAGTTAAGCATATTATTTGTATATTTGTATTAAATAAAAACATATGATAAAAAACACCTTTAAACATACTATCAATATTCTAAATGAAAATTTTGGAACCTTACTTAGCGAATCTTTTGTTGACCAAGTGCAGTTTAAAATTTTTTTAAAAATGGTTGATGGAGCATTAAATTTAAATCAAGATTTATCTTTTTATGATGGGAATACTTTTTTGGTTCACATTCCTCATAGAATATTAAAAGACTCTGTAATATTAACAAACGTTAAAGAGGTGACGATTGGAGAACAAGTTAGAAACAAAATTGAAACATTAGTATAATATGAAAAATATTTTTTATTTATTGGTTAGCATTATGTTATTATCTTCTTGTTATAAGGAAGATATTACACCTCAGATGCCTTTAGACCCACAACCAATTATAACTGATACCACGACGGTTGACAATGTGGTTTCATTTAAAAACACTACTTGGGTTATTAAAAAGGTTTTAAATACAAACTTTGATCAAGAATTAAGATCAGATACAATTGTTTTTTTATCTAACAATGTTTATAGTTTTAATGGGGTTCAGTCAACTTATAATTTTTATCCAAATAATTTAAACTATACCTTGACATTAAATAACACTCCTTGGGGACATATAAGTGCGGGTATTTATGAATACAATATAACACAAGGTGAAATTATAAATTGCCAATTTAATAATTATTTTACAGGACAAAATGTTTTAAAAATTTGGATGTATAAAGAATAGTTTCTTTGTTTATCTTTAAAACAAAGTGGTGGAGTTATTGATTAAATTCAATGTCAACAAAAAAAAGGTGGAGAAATTCACCTTTTTTTGTTTTTTATTATATTTATTATAAAACATTTATGAAAAAAAATCTATTTGTAATTAATGAAAATGAGAAGGACCGTATTATAAATATGCATAAAAACGCAACTAAAAATTTATATATACCTGAAAATAAACTATTGACAGAAGAAAGATTAATTTTGGTTAAAATACAATTACCAGATGGGAAATATCTTGGTAGTGGACAACAAGGATATGAATATAAAATTCTTACGCTAGATAAAAAAGATACGGGATATATCGTAAAGTCTTTCACACCTTCTAGAGAAGCCGTTACAGACGATCCAGTAACAATTTCAAGTGGAATAACAACATCAAAAACTTGGGGTGTTGGGGGTGACTATTATTATGAAGCACCTATTTCTAATGTAGGATCAACTCAACAAGTAGTTGGTCAACAAGAAAAACCAACTAGATATAAAAGAGGGGCTTGTGAAACAGGAACCACTCAAGAATGCGCACATGCGATTCAAATAAGGATGAACGAGGAATGTAAGGCCGATATTTTAAATGCCACTTTAGTTAATTTTCCTAAAGCAAGAACTGGAACAGAAGGAAACTATAAATTAAAAGAAGATAAAGTTCTTGGATCAGGAACAAAGGCAGTTATTGCCGCTTGTAATTTACCAAAATTACCAAAAGTTGGTGCCACAACCATAACATCACAAGTATCTGGATTAAACGCAACAATACCTGTTGGAGGAACTTTAACCGATAATGATATAATGACTTTAATGAATCAATAAAAAAAGATATGGGAAAAATAATTTTAACCGAAAGACAATATAGGAATTTGAATCAAATTTTAATTGGCAAAGAAGATGATAGCAAAAAGGGTCGAATAAATGAGGTGGCAAAAACATTTACAGATTTTGATGGTAACAGTGCAATACTTGATAGTACTAAATTTACTCTTTCATTAAAAGCGATGGTTAATATTGAAGCATTGACAGGTGAAGACTCCAACAGGGAATTACAATTACTTTGGGGTACTGTTTTTACGAAAAAAAAAGGAAATAATACACTTTTAAGTAACTATGTTAAGGTAAATTGGGTTAGTGATTGGGTTAAGTCAATAATGAAAAGTGAAGATGGAACAGTAGAATATAAATGTGATAGTAAAAAATTTAAGTTTACTAAATATGGCAATGAATATAAGCTTGATAGTAATTTCTCATGGATACAGAAGGCATTCGATGAATTATGTGCAATGACTGGTGTAGCCCCTGTAGTAGCCCCTGTGGTAGCAGGTGGGGAAACAGTTCCTTGGACTGCGGTCGAAAAAAAACATATAATTGCGTTCCAACGGTGGTGGTGGCATTTTGTCGAAACTGTAGACCCAGAACCTGGTACAGATGTGGAGGATGTATGTAAAACAAAATTTAAGTCCGCGTTATGTGGAGGAAAACCTTGTATTTTGGATCAGGCCGTTGATGGAAAACTTGGAGCAAGTACACAAATATTAATGGACAATACGGTTAATCGATCAAATTTTGAAAAATGGTGGAATACTGGCAAAAATGCGGTAGAATATAGTACGTTACCCTATAAATGTACTAGCGCTGAAAAAGGATATGTAAATCCAGATAAAAATCCAGATAAAAATCCTGTTGAAAAACCAATTGTAGGCGGTGGTGGTGGAGGTGGAGCACCATTTGGTGGTCAATATGCTGATATGGTTTAATAATTATATTTTTTTATAAAAAAAATCATAATCATTGTCAGATTTAAGAATTTTATATTCTAATTTTTTATTAATTTTTTGTGAAAAAATATTGTTTTTTTTTGTTATTGATGATAAATAATCATACCCATATTTTTTTCCTAAATTTTCGGTATATCCTCTGATTGTTTTTCCTAACCCCAAATTTCTATATTCTTTTTGAATATACAAATTATGTAAAAACAATGTTACAGTTTCTTTTAAAAAATCATAAGTTGTATAATTTTCTATGGTTTCTAAGATTTTTTTTATTTTAACGTCATGATCATACATTACATCAATATCTAAAATAAATATTTTTCCAATTTCATTATTATTTGTTTTATCATTAATTGTTAATTTAATTCCTGGCCAAATAGTTATATTTCCCTCTATCTTATAATAATAATTTTCATTTAATGTCATATTTTTAATATAGTAAAATTATGGTAAATAAAAATATTTTTTATTATATTTGTAATATGGAAAAAATGATATATCTAGTTAGAGGAATACCAGGAAGTGGCAAGACAACTTTTGCAAAACAATTAACACGAAATGTGTTTGAGGCAGACCATTATTTTTATGATAATGACGATAACTACAATTTTATTGCATCTGAAATAAAAGAGGCACATAAAGAGTGTCAACAATATGTTGGATATGCGATGGAGTCAAACACACCAAAAATTGCAGTATCAAACACATTTACACAAGAGTGGGAACTCCAACCTTATTATGAGTTAGCAATTAAGTATGGTTATTATGTGACCTCTATTATTGTGGAAAATAGACACGGAGGAACAAACAAACATGGAGTTCTAGAAGATAAGATTCAATTAATGAAAGATAGGTTTGAGTTTAAAATATAAGAAATGAAATTTGATAAAATATTAACTAGTGGGGTTGTTTGGATTACTTCGGACACCCACTATTCGCACAAAAACATATGTCGTGGAGTTACGGTTTGGAGAACCATAGATGGTGATATTCCAATTGATGCGACCAGAGATTTTCCTAATTTGGATGTAATGAATAGTGTTATTGTTGATAACATTAATGAGAAGGTTGGTCCTGATGATACTTTAATTCACTTGGGTGACGTGGCTTTTGGTGGTGTTGAAAAGATAGGACAATTTTTGGATCGTTTGGTTTGTAAAAACGTTCACCTTGTTTTGGGTAATCACGATCAGAACATAAAAAAAAATAGAGAGAACACCAAAGATAAATTTTTATCTATTCAAAACTACTTGGAGGTTAATATTGGTGGTGTTGATTTTGTGTTATCGCATTATCCATTATCAAGTTGGAACCAACTAAATAAAGGTTCTATTCACCTTCATGGGCACGTACACCTACCAAGAAATAAAAGATTTGGTAAAGGTAAAAAAATGGATGTTGGTATGGATGGTAATAATCTTTATCCATATAGTATAAGTGAGATCGTTCATATGATGGATAAACGATGTGTTGAGTCAGAGATGAATGGAGATCACCACTTAGATGTTATTATTGATCTTGTGGGTTAAACCATAACTCCAATATATTTATAAATATGAAAATCATTATAAGAGAATCACAACTTAATTTAATTAACGAAGCTTTAGGGGTTCCTGATAATATTTTGGATGCTGCCGATACGTTATATGATATTGTTGAAAGAGACATCAAATCAATAAGAGACATTCAAGATGAGTATAACTTTGATGGTGAATTAGAATTTGAATTAGGTGATAAGAAAAAAATCAAAATTGATTCATATACTCTTACAGTAAAAATTGAGGAGATTGAAGATGAAGAAGGGGTCTTAGATATTGTCTCAATGGGAATGGGAGGTGCTTTTGGATTTAATAGGGATGTTTATATGAAAGAAAACGAACCTTCAACAATTTTGGGATTAACAATAACATTTGCTGTTGGTGAAAATTGGAAACCTGAAGGTCTTATTGAAAAAATGGAAGAAGACAAAGACGAACATGTTGCATCTTTAGCTCATGAAATAAAACACAAATATGATAAACAATCAAAACAATTTGGTTTAATTGGTCAAGACGCTGAATATCAAGCAACACAAAGAAGAGGTATTTTTGGAATACCGGTAATTGATAGAGTTTTTTTTAGATACTTGTATTATATTTCTGGTATTGAAAATCTTGTAAGGCCAACTGAAGTGGCTTACAAATTAAAAAGAAAAAATATTACAAAGTCACAATTCAAAGAATTTTTAGAAAATAATGTGGTTTATAAAGAACTCGTTGAAATTAAAAACTTCACATTTGAAGACTTCATCAATCAATTAAAAGAAAGTGAAGATAGATTAGATGCTCTTATTGAACACATTGGTGATGACCCATCCGACATGACAATAGATGAAAAAATTAATGTAGTATTAGAAGTAAGTTATATTGATTTAGTTAATAATAGAATGCAAATGTTTATGACAATGACGGAACATGGGATGGATGATGTTATAAAATTTGGAACTCAACTTGGCATTTTACCTCCAGGGTTGGAAGGAAATTTGGAGGGAATTCAAAAGACAGATGCAATTAGACAAAAGTTTTTGAAATATGTTATGAAATACGAAAAAAATCCAACCAAATTTTTTGAAGATGAAATTGAAAACTTCCAATATGTTGCAAATAAAATGTTAAAGAAAATATCAAAATTATATGCTATGGCAAAAGACGATGAACAAGTTAGTGAATCAATCATCAATTGGGAACTTCATCAACAAATTATGGAAAAAAAATATGGAAAAAGAAAAATTGAAACAAAATACAAAAATTGGAATCTTAAATAATAAACTAAAATCATAGTTTGCTCAATACGAGGATTTATTAACCACTAATCCCAATTGTATTCGTATTTATTAGTGAACTCAACCTGCCCGTGGAATATGGGGGTTTCTTAAAAAGATTCTTCAAGAGAGTAAATAATTTTATTTTATTTATTTTTACTATGAAGAATATATTGGTTGGACTTTTTGTCCTATTTTCATCTTTCTTATTTTCTCAATCATGTTCACATACCATACAACGAACCGACACTTGGGGCGATGGTTGGAACGGAGGAACTGTGGCCGTTTCCGTTAATGGAGTAACCGTTTTATCTAATTTAAGTTGCGCCGGATATGGACCTACTTCTTCTACATTTTCTGCAGCAGTGGGGGCAACAATACGAGTGTACCGCACGGCATCAGGATCATATCCTTCTGAAATGCGTATACGAGTTATCAATGGAGCAGGATCTACCATAATCAATACCGTTCAACCACTTGCTGGAACCTCAACTTCAGGAGGTCATATAGTGGCGGGAAGTTGTGCATCAGTATCACCGGGACCTTGTACTAATACCTATTCGTATTTAACGGCTACAATGCCATCAACTCCCGGTTTTTTTTCAGTTGGAACATGCACTTTTCAAGGGGATTACAATACATTTAATAGTGTTGTTGCAGGTAGACAATACAGATCAACTTATAGTTTAGGTGGTTGGATAACAGTAAGACACACAACACCAGGAGGAACTGTGGTTACTTCAGGACCTTCTCCACTAACATGGACCGCTACTATATCAGGGACTTATTACGTTCATTACAATACAAATTCAAGTTGTGGAACTGCTTCTTCTTGTGGGACAGATTATATTGAATGTTTAACTTGTACTGCACCACCACCCCCATCAAATGATTTAGTGTGTAATTCAACATCTATTACTTGTGGTCAGTCAATATCAGGGACTACTGTAAACGCAACTAACTCTGGAACGGGTGAAGGTGGATTTTGTTCTGTTAGTCAAACACAACCCGGTGTTTGGTATGTTATTCCAGGAAACGGACAAATTATGACGGCAAATCTTTGTGCTACCGCATGGGATAGTAAAATGTCTGTATTTTCAGGGGTAGGGTGCGGAAGTCTAACTTGTGTAGGGGGTAATGATGATTTTGGTCCTGCTTGTGGTAGTTCATCAGCCTCATATTCATGGTCTTCTGTGGTTGGAACAAATTACTATATATTAGTTCATGGGTATAGTACAAGTAGTAGTTTTTCTATTAATGTAAATTGTGTTGCCCCTCCAACACCAGGCCCATGCATTAATACTATTTCGTATGGAACACAAAGTTTACCTGTATTTGGTGGAATATCATACACTACCGTACCTTGTCAGTTTGCTGGTGAATACTCAACTTGGAGTGGAGCCGTGGTAGGAACACCATATATTGCTATGACTACGGTTGCAACTGATTGGATAACAGTAAGAAGTGGAGCATATAATGGAACTGTTGTTGCTGTTGGATTAGGACCATTATCCTTTACTCCGACAAACAATAATACCTTATACATACACGTTAATACAAACTCACTATGTGGAACAGTAAGTGTATGTAGAGATGTTTCTGTAACTAGAATGTCTGCATTACCTATTGAATTGTTATCGTTTGAAGGTAAGAAACAAGTTAACTCAAATATGTTATATTGGTCAACAGCGTCTGAACATAATAGTAGTCACTTTATTATTGAAAAGAGTGTGGATGGTTTTAAATGGAGTGATATTGGACAAGTACAATCTGCTGGTAACTCAACTCAAAAAATAGATTATAGTTTAGAAGATAAAGATGTATCTCAAGTTATCAACTACTACAGATTACATCAATACGATATAGATGGTGTGGATGAGGTATTTGGACCAATAGCGATCAACAATAGAGATAGAATAAACATCATTGCTAAGAGAATTAATTTAGCGGGTCAAGAGGTTAATGAGAATGCAACCGGAATAATTATAGAAATTTATGAGGACGGAAGTATAAAAAGAATTATAAGGTAATTAGGATTTCTAAAATATTTAATAAAAGAATATAAAGCCCCCAAATAAAAAATGGGGGTTTTTGTTTTTATTAGAAAAATTTTATTATCTTTGTCTTATATGATAAATCCATGCAAAGAATGTCCCCACGTTATTCGTAATCGTCATAATGATACGATTGTTGAATTTGGTCAAAGGACTGGTAAAAAACATAATTGTCATATGACCGAAGGGGTTAAAGATTTATGGAATGTTAAAAATATAAAATTAGAATGTTATGGATCAAAAAAACAAAAAGTTCAGATTACCGAGAAAGCTTAAAAAAAAATTAAAAAACAATCTTTTTACTTATCCAAAGAGTGAAAGAAACACTTATTTAATCGCTTGGCCATATAAGTATGAGAAAGATTACATGGATTATAAAAAAGGGTTGTTAAGAAGTATATGATAATAATTTAAAAAAAAGATGAAAGAAAGAGAAGTAATTTACGGAGTGTGTGATAAGACTGGATCTTGTGATTCCTACTTTGGGTTTTTCAAAAATGAAAAAGATGCTGAACACGAGGTTGAAGTTCAAGCTAATAGACTCAAGGAAGACTTGGGTATGATGGATATTGACATTCAAACGGACCGAGCATTATTCGATGGTAAATTAGTAATAGTAATTCATTCATATGTGTTAAGATGATAAACCCAACAGGAAAAAAATTAGAAAAAATTATCTTTAAATTGTTTGACGATGCAAGTCAAGGGGTTGATAGATATAATCATAACGATAGTTTGTGGTTAATCTTTACCAATGAGATGAAATGGGTTGTTGAATACACTAAAGACCAAACTCTATGGTATAACTATAACTTCTTTAAAGATGAGATGGAGTTAATTGGTTTGGATTGTGTTGAAGATAAAGACCTTATTCAAAAATGGTTTGAGTCAAGATTTTTGGGAATGCCAAAGGTTGAAGAGGCTTTTGACCCATTTTTCGATCAAGACCAATATGTTGAAGACGTTATTCAAAATGGAGTGAAAGATATCTCTAGTGTATTATATAAAGAGTTACTCAGCGTTGAAGACACCATTCAAAATGGGGTGAAACACACCGAGGAGGGATTGAGGCCTGATGACTCTGACGTTGAAGACACCATTCAAAATGGGGTGAAACTTACCAAAAGTACAATAATGAGTCAAGATTCTAAAATTGAAAACACCATTCAAAATGGGGTGAAAGAGACTATTGGCACACTACGGCGTACTGCTAAGTGGGGTGTTGATGACATCATCCAAAATGGTGTAAAAGAAACTCATGACGATTGTTCAAATAACATTGCAAGAGTTGAAGGTATAGTTAGAATAGGTGAAAAATTAAATTAATAATAGAAGTAGTAAACATTATTAGAAAATAATATGTATATTTGTGGAATGGAAAAAGAAGATAAAATAGAAATTAATGTAAAAAATGGTGACAATTTTCATATGGATAAAGATGTGTATATTCAATGGTTAAAAGCATTTATGGTACTAAATCTTGAAAAAGAGAATTATGATGAGTGTGCCAAGTTAAGGGATGAAATAAAATCTTTAGGTGAAGATTTTTAAAATAATAAATTGTTATGAAAACAATAGAAACTAAATTTGGAACATATGTAGATATGGAAACAGAAACAAGCACAAAATTAACTGGTGATAAAATCACGGTATTTGTAGAAAGATTAAAAAAAATCGGTATTGATGTAAAACTATCAGGAAACTTTCCTTGGGTTTATATTGATGAGATCTGTGGTAAAAGAGTTACTGAAAAGTTTGAAGGGAATCACGGGTTTACATTAATATTTTTACCAGGTAGAAACGATAGTCCACCATCTGAATTTACTGATATTACAGAGATATTCAAACTAATAAGAAAATACGCAAAATGAATTTAGACAAACTAACAATGGACGAACTTATTTCATTAAGAAATGAAATTCAAGGAAAAATACATTCCTATGAAGATGGGTATTTGTATATCTGTTCTGTTCGTCAGTTTGGTAGTGTATGGGAAGAAAAACCAAGTAGTTTATATGGTTTAAAAGAACTTTGTGATTCATATTATGGTGACAATGGTATTGTTGATGTTTATACCAACAATCCAAATTTAGAATTTCCTGAAATGGAGTTTCAAAATTATGGTGACGTTATGTTTATTAAATCAGAAGATGATTACCGTGACTGGGTTAAATACAACAAAGAAAAAAACTTTATTGATGATGTAACACAACGACTTGATGAGTGGGATGAAAGTAAAAATTTACCATTTAAATATCGCCCTTCTTTTGCGCCAATTTGGACAAGAGAAGATCTTAATGAATGGGTTACAGGGTTTGAAAGTAAGACATGGGATTTTACTGAACCAAGATCTATGAAGGTAAAATATTCTGAAGAAGATGGTGAAGATTAAAAAATAAAAAATTATGACAAAAGTAAAAATCTATCTAGATGATGTTCGTACACCGGTAGATCCAAGTTGGGTGGTTGTTCGTTCTTATGATGAATTTGTTAGTAAGATAAATGAAATTGGTTTAGAGAACATTGAACTAATTTCATTGGATCACGATTTGGGTGATAGTGCAATGAGAGAATGGCACTACGGCGTTGTAAAAAACTACACCATCAATTACGATAATATAACAGAAAAAACTGGTATGGATTGCACCAAGTGGTTAGTGAATCAATGGTTAGATGGTAAACATATTGTTGAAGTTGTGGTTCATTCAGCAAATGCGGTGGGTAGTGGAAACATGATGGGTTACATCAACAATTACCGACACTTGAATAGAATGGAACAAAATTGTGTAAGAGTTAAAATTGAACATACAGTATAAAAATAAAATTATGGAATTAGAAAAATTTGAACAAGCAAAAAAAGTTAAAGAAAACCTTGAAAGGTTAAAAACACGGAAACATAAATTGGAATCCGCACTTAAATCTTGTAGTTTGGCGGTTAAGATTAATTATACGTATGGAGGTAAATTCCGAACGCCAGGTGAAGTGGGATTATATGATAAAGAGATTATAAAAGAAATGATGATCAAAGAACTTGAAAAGTTGGATGAAGAAATAAATTTAGTTAAAGAAGAATTTGAAAAAGTATAAGAAATGGAAAATTTAAATAGTGTATGTTATGTTGGTGCAATCGGAGAGGTTAAGCCAATAGAAGGGGCAGATAACATAGAACTTGTTATGGTTAATGGTTGGAATGCCATAACTAAAAAAGGAGAATATAAAGTTGATGATTTGGTTGTTGTTGCGACCACCGATGCGGTTATACCTGTTGAGTTATCCGACTTAATTGGTGTAACTGGTTACTTAAGAAAGGGTCAGAGAGTTAGAACTGTTAAACTTCGTGGAGTTTACTCAGAGTGTTTAATCATATCTTTAAAATATACATTTAAATCAGAAATATCTATCAATGGTTTTGTTGATGGACAAGATATGATGGGTTTACTTAATGTCACTAAATACGAACCACCAGTTAAAATGGTCCAGTTAAGTGGGGGTAGAAAATTCAAATACCACCAAAACCCTAACTTCCATGTTTACTACAAGTTTCCCAACTTAAAGAATGTACCTGAAATGTTTAACGAGGAAGACATAGTTACTTTTACTCGTAAACTTCACGGAACAAATGCTCGTTATGGTATCGTTAAAAAGAAAAGATTATCCTTGTGGGATTATGTAAGAAAGTTATTTGGAAACAAATGGGCTAACTACGAATATGTTTATGGATCTCACAACGTAGAGAAAGGTTCTGACTCTCAAGGGTTTTACAAATCAGATGTATGGAAAACAATCGCAGATAATTACAAAATAAAAGATAAACTATGGGATTATGTTAAGACATATGGTAGTCCTGACTATTTGGGTGATGGGTTAATCATCTATGGTGAGATATATGGTCATGGTATACAAAAAAATTATGATTATGGTTTAACTGATGTTAAATTTGCTGGTTTTGATGTTGAGTTAAATGGTAATTACCGACCTTATTACGATGAAAAGAACGTTTTCAAATCTTTGGGATTACAAAGAGTTGAGGTTCTTTATTTGGGGACTTGGTCTAAAGAAAAACAAGATAAATACGTATTCAATAACAATATAGAGGGAACCAAAGTTCCACACGAAGGTGTTGTTGTTAAATCTGTTACTGGTGATAGACACAAAGTAGGTAAAGTGATCAACCCTGATTATAGTATATTCTGTGAAAAAAATAATGTAGGTGACTCCCATTGATGGAGTCACTTTTATTACTTACTATTAAATTAAAAAAAATTAATACGTATTAAGATAATGGAAAATAAAAAAAACACCCCTAAATTAATTTTAAACTCTGAAGAACATGAACTTATTGGGTTTTATATATCCGAACTTGGATTTTTAATGATGTCAATATGTTCACAATCAGGTAAACGAACTAACTATAACTTGGGTGAACACAACACAGAACAAAATGTTTTTATAGATCTAATTAAAAAACTTAACTATAAATAAATTGAATTGATTAGTTCACTTTTTTAATTACATTTAAATAAAATGAAACAAGATTTAAACAAATTTGCATTCTTTTCAAAAAACTTTTTGTGGTATTCCATAATGTTAGTGATTGAGAATGATTATAATCCACTTAATTGGTGGTTATTTAGTGGGTTTTTCCCTATAGTAATTACCATATTTTTTGAATTATATATACTTGGAACATCATTAAACGAAACAGAAACAGAAACATAAAATTAAAAAAATATTATACAATGAGAGAAAACGAAATTGATGATTATATTGAAGAGTTAAAAATGATTGAAGAAATGGATAATATAGAAATGACAAGAAATAGATTTATTAAAAACGATGACACAAAGACACCAACTAATTCACCAACATGTTGGGGAACTTTACAAGACGAAGAATTTGCCCCCGCATTTACATCCGTCCCAAAAGTTCCGGCTGGAATTTATGAAATCATTTACAATAGACAATTAAATTGTAACACAATAAAAAAACAACCATTTAAAACAGATGAGTTATACCAATTACCTTCATATGAGATCCAAGATATCCTCAAGGATATCCAAAATTTTTGGGATCGTCGTGACAAATATAGAGAATATAATTTTGTTCATAAGCGTGGGATTCTAATGTATGGTGAACCAGGATGTGGTAAGTCAGGAATCATACAGTTAATTTCAAAACAACTAATTGAAAATGATGGGATTATTCTAAACATTAAAGATCATGACGATGTTGAATACTTTATTGATTTCATTGCAACATTTAGAAAAATTGAAACCAACAGACCTTTAATTGTTTTGTTGGAAGATATTGATTCAATTGCCGGCGAAAATAATCATGCGACAAGTAAGTTATTAAACATTCTTGACGGTGTGAAACAAATTGAAGACGTTGTTTATATTGCAACAACAAACTATCCTGAGAAACTACAAGACCGTATCACAAACAGACCATCTCGTTTTGATAGACGATACAAAGTGGAACTTCCAAACGAAGAGATTAGAAACGCTTATATCCGTCACAAATTAACAGAAGATGATTTGAAAAATGTTAATATTGATGAATGGGTAAAAAGAACTGAAGGAATGTCTCTTTCACACTTGAAAGAAGTTGTAATTTCAACTATAGTTATGGGAAGAGAATTTGAGGAAGTGATGGATAACCTCGAAGGATTAAAAAAAGCACCAACAATTAAAGAATTTAAAAAAGTAGGATTTGGAAAATGAAAAAAGGAATTTATTATATACCGTTATTTTTAATATTATTATTTATAATGGTCTGGACATTTTATGTTAGTAATTATTTAGGGTTTGTAATGTCGACAATATCAATGTTATTATTAGGTGAAGTTTATTATTTAAGATTTATAAAATAATTTATAAAAATTTCCCCATCTCAAAAAGGTGGGGTTTTATATTTATAGAATATGAAAACATTAATAGAAAGAATTGTCAGAGAATATCTTTTGGAGGAAAGAAAATTTCCTAAACAAAAAGGTAGTGAAGTCTATGATAAAATGTTATATAATATAATATCCACATACCATCAGTGGTTTGATCGACATGGGGATAATTCGTATAAGGAAAATATTGATTTGTTTTATGAAAAAAATAATTCAGATAACGATTATAGGATTGGTGTTAGTGATAAGTTATTGATACCGATAATTAAAAAAGATATTGGTAAGATTATTGATAGCTTTAAAACGCACAATCCTTGTAATAAAAGAATCATATTTACAAAAAGAATGGTTAATAATGAAGATGAGGAATACTTTGATGTTATTGAATTTCTCATACAAAAAGATAGTAATGAATTAAAAATTGTTAGTTCTGCTTTTTCTGATGACGGTAACTTTTTATATTTTGGTGTTAGACCAAGAAGTAAAAAAGAAAATTTAAAAGAAAATTCATGTAAAAGTGGGGATATAGTTGTGGAATTGTAAAAAAGTATTATCTTTGTAAGACAATTGATTGTTATTGGTTCAATCATTAAAAAATACCAATCGTAGGGTGTCTGGCGTAATCCGACACAGGTTGAAAATCCCACCCCTAGGTGAAATTGATCCCCACTGAAATATGTGGGGATTTTTTTTTAAGAGACCCCATCTTAATTGATGGGCTTTAGGGCCGTTATCCGTTAGGGTAACGATTTAAAGGGGGGAATTCGCTACTCCCCCTTTTTTTTATTTAACTAAGTATTTATCATATATGAAAATAATAATTTCAGAACGTCAACAAAAGTTAATTAAAGAAAATTCTGTTAAGGGATCTTTAATTGATATGATTAAAGAAGATGGTTGGAAAAGTGTTTACGGATTGGTTGGGGGGATTGATAATCTTAAAAAACTTGTTGGAATTGAATCACCAATAGATTTTCTTAATTTATTTAATGATTTGGATGTTATTAATAGTGAAGAAAAACCTAATTTGACTTTATTTAGATATGAAATAGGAAATAATCTAATGGTTTACGATGATGAATTTGATTTTGTTTACATCAATTATAGTATAATTTGGTCATTTTTAGAAAAAGTTTTTGGATTTAACTACTCTGAAATACAGGAAGTCACACAGGAATGGTTGTCTGAGGCCTACGATTTAAGGGGAGTCACAACAGATGAGGTAGATGAGGAGGATGATGAGTTGGTTGGATGAGGTCTACAATTTAAGGGGAATTATATAATTCCCTTTTTTTATTTAATTCTTTTACTTATCTTTGTGTTATGTTAATTATGACCATATTGTTTATTCTTTTAATCCTATGTATTGGGGTTTGGGGTAAACACGGAAAACACTTTAAGTGATGAAAATAATACTACTTGATAATGATGGTGTGATTTGTTTATCCAATAATTGGGGTGGACGAGCAAAGAAATGGGCAAATTTTCATAAGGATAATCCTGATGTTGAATTTACAAATCGTCCTATTGATTGTAGGTTTGATAACTTTGATGAGAAGGCAATTAAGGTCCTTAATGAAATACTTGAAGAAACCGGTGCTGAAATAGTTGTAAGTTCAGATTGGAGATACAATGCAACACTTGAGGAACTTGGCGATTACTACATAAGTCAAGGAATCATCAAACGACCAATTGCAGTAACGGATATGTTCAAAGACATATTCCCAAGAGAATGGAATGCGTTTAGGTTTCGTGCTGATTTAGAAATAGAACGAAGTATGGAGATCGGACACTGGTTAGAGAACCATCCCGAAGTTACGCATTGGGTTGCAATTGATGACCTCAACATGAGTATTGAGTTTTTATCTAAAAACTTTTCACATAGTAAAGATGATGATAAAAACCCCGGTCTATCTAATTTTGTTCTAACACCAAAAGCAAGTGAGGGAATCAAACAAAGTGGTATTAAAGAAAAAATATTAAAGTTTTTGAAAGATGAGTAGAATGATTAAAAAGTTTATGTTGTGGTTATCACTCAAGTTCCCAAAGAAAGGTAAAAAAAGTATTTGGGATTTATAAAATTAATATGAAGAACATAAACCAAATATTCAAAAATAATATACATCTAATGGATGAACCCGAAGTAATTGAATTGATAGAATATTGTCAAGAATTGGAGGGTGAAGTCCTTGAAAAGAAAATCAATAATACTTATAATAAAGATCACATGTTAAAAACCATGTTATCTGACATACTTTCAAGTTGTAGAGAATATGAAGAAAATAAAATTCTTAAAGATAGATATCCTGAGTTATATAACGAATTAGATGCTAATTCTTTAGTTAAAAACTTAATGGATTATATTATAACTATGAATAATAAAAATAATTTAAGACTTTAAATATGGACGAAAATAAAAAACAAAAAGTTAAACTTATTATGGTAGAAGAAAAACCATATATCATTTCTTTAGATAAAATAGAACTGGGGGATAAAGTTATTGTTACAGTTGGAGGACAATATCCATCAATTGTTAATTGTGAAAATGAAACAATTTTTAATTTATTAACTGAGTCAAAACTATCTTTAACTCAGGCAAATAAAATTTTTATGGAACCTGAATATATAAAATTCACATCTGAACAAATAGAAAAAATAATTGAAAATGGTGGAACATTAGATGTCGAACTAGAAGATGGGATTTATAAATATACTTTATAATTTTAAATGATTTTTTAATATGAGAAAATTCAAAAAAAAAATAATTGAAGAGGATTTAATTATTGAAAGTAACATAGAAAATACGGAAGAAAAAGAAGATATTGAAACAGAACACAGTTTTTATATCAGTGATGAAAAATTTTCAATAAGTTGGGATCAACCAACAAACAGATGTAATAGAACTCACCTATCTCAAACATTAGAAATAAAAACAGAAAATTGTGAAAATAAAAATTTTTTAGTTTTAAAAACCGAAAAATGGGATTTTGAAAATTTTGACGATTTAATTTTTATTTTATTACAGTTTAAAAAAAGACATGAAATTATGAAAAAATCTTAGTTATTTTATAATTTTTTTGTATCTTTGTTTTATGTTAGAAGTAGAAGGTAAAACATTTCATAAGTTAGTTGAGAAAAAAAGTTATAGGACTGAACTATATCATAATTTTTGCGACATATATCAAAAAGATACAAATAGTCTTGGATATAAAAATTTACTAAATTTATATGTCACCAAAAATGGAGACAGATTTTTTTCTGATACCCAATGTTTTACAGAAGAAGATTTTGTTAAAAATTTTGGAAATCCATGTGCTACTGTTAATTTTAATAGACAACGATTATTCATAGAAGAGGGTGAGGATAAAATATCAATCAAATTTCAGACTCACCGAAAAATTAGAGGTGTAGGTTCCAAATATTTCTCAGAAAGAAAATCCACAAACTACTTTACCTTCAATTTCAAAAAGAAAATGTTTTATTCAGGAACATTCTCCACTAAAAAAAAGAAAGTTATTGGAAGTAGTATGAAGGTAAACCCAACATATTACGCAATTGAAAGTCTTTTAAGAAATATTATAATTGATGAAAGTGTTAAATTAGACCAGTATATTTATTTTTTCTTAGAAAAGATTTGGGATAGAATGGGCATTGAAAACCCACAAAACTTTCAGTGGGATTGTATGAAGTCTTTTTATAGTTTAACTTTCTATTTGGTTAATGGAATTAAAATACCGAACAATTGGAGAAAATTTACAGGTATATTCTTTTCTAAAAAAGAATTGAAAAAGTTTGATATGAACTTGGTGGAGACTGCAATGGATAAACTAAAACTAAAAGGATCCAAAGTCAAACAGATTTTTAATGAAATGGACTGGGTTGACTTTGATAAATTGCATATGACTTACAACCTTTTGGGTATTGATAGATTTAATAAAATTGAAAATAAATACTTTTACGAGTATTACAGCAACGACGAATTTGGTCTTCCAATAGAGGATAATAAAATGGGAAGATTTTTTGAATGTTTTTATGATCAATACAATCAATACCAACGTAATAGAATGTCAACACCTTTAACTTCAAAAGAAAAGGATAGAATTCTAGACATGATAAAATACTTTTACGGACATAATAAATGGGCAATATTACTTGACCATTTAGATATGAAAAGAGATTTAATAAATCTTGGTGAGGATGTGAAATTTAAGTTCACAAACATTAGTAGTTTTAATTTAGAACACGAGGAACTTAGTCGTCTTTTACAATCATACAGAAAAGGTGAGGTTGAAAGATTCTATGGT